ATTTTCCATTTATCCTCAAGGGGGAGCCGCACCTGCCGGTTCCCCCGAAATTTCCTGCTGGTTGGTCGGGTCTACCGATTCTGGTGAAATCACCCCGAGGCTTCCAGCTTTTTGAATCATGTACGGGATGCCTACACTTTGAAGGATATAGGCCCAGTCAATTCCAATCTGGTTACCGTTGCCGTCCATAAGTGGTTTACCGGATGCCGCTGACTGAATAATTGCCGTCATAAGCATGAGGCTTGGGTCCACGTCAGGTGGCTCAAATTCAATAACGATAGGAGGAGCACCGTCGCCAAAGTTCAAGCGATTCCAAGGGGCCAGAATTTGCTGGTCGATAACCTGCTTGAGCCCGTCGAGGCGAGCATTGACCTGGCGCAAGAACAAGTCGATCATGGACTTTCCTAGCGTGTAGGTTCCTCGGTCTGGAGACTCGCTGGTTGCATATCCCGGGATACCGAACGACGTACGAATCATGTCGTTAATATGCTTAATCATCTCCACGTAATGCTGGGCACCGTCACCCTTTACTTCCAGGAGGTCAATACCCCAATATTCCTTGCTTGTCTGCGGGTCAAACTCAGATGCGTACGCGACAGATGCTCCGGAGTCGAGCCCGTCAAGAATACCCATCATGATGTCTTTGTTATCGACCCTCTGTGGAATGCCATTGGCGTCCACTTGGCCCGTAGCAGTAAATCCTGGACGGAATTTACCTACTTTGTATGGCGCACCATAAAGGTCAGCCCACTTAGCCATGTCGTCGTACAGACGCTCCGCTAGGCGTACAAATGGGATTGAAGACTTTGTTTGGGCAAATCCGTACAAGGAGTCGAATTCACGGTCGTTGACGTAGTGAACAAGCTTTGAAGCTGGAATGTCAATTCGTCCTGCCATCGCTGGAACGTACTGTTTAATTCCTCCAAAGTCTCCTGTGAATGGGTCAACACACAAAATTGTGTCGCTGGGATCGAAGTATACAAATTTCTTAAATCCAACTGCGTAGGGGAAAATATATTCTTCAATCCCCGAGTCTGACTGTGACGTGGAGGTCCGGACATTGTACTTGTACTCTTCGACTTTTTCTGCGACTTGATTCCCAAATTGCAATGCTCCACGTGTCAGGTTTTCGGTTAGCCCTCGTATGTGGGGCCGAACCAATACTGCCGCCAACTGGACCGCTTGGTCGTTAGGCGAGACAAAATGGCATCCAGCGCGACTAACAGCAGACACTACAACATTAACGCAATCGCGCAGAACAGGATAAAAGCGTACCTTATCATACGTGTCATAGTCAACCTCGTCGTATCGAATCGCAAGGGCCGCATTCGGGCCGTAAGGCATCTTGACTGCGCCCTGCGACGGAGAAGTAAATCGAGCTTCGCCAGTACGACCAAACTGCCTTGGGTCGATTGCGGCACCTCCTCCGAGGTAATTTGCAAACGACTGTGCCATTTCCGCAAGTCGAGCCTTGACGCCCTGTGGAGTTTCTTTACTGGTAACCGGCACTTGAAATGAATTAGTCTGTGCCAGTGGTGCCGCCAGCTTGTTCTGTTTTGATTTCGGTGAATTCCGCATCTTGTACTTCCATTTTAGCATCCTGACCCTGGATTGCCTTGATTGTCTCCTGAATCATTGATGAAACTTCTACATTGACAGTGACACCCCCGGCCACCGGACCAAAGTTCTCCCGGTCAAATCTTTCAAGTAGCCATGTAGACGCTCTCCAGTCGCCTAGCACTTCCTCTTCAATTTCCATCGTCCCTTTTCCGCTGACGACGGTTTTCTTCTTGACCTGTTTGACCCCCGCCGACGCAATGCGGTCGAGGTACATTTCAACTGCTTCTGTCTGAGCCTTTGCGATCTTGTCCGACAATTCCTCGTGGTGCTTGCGCACATAATCGAAGTCTTTTCGGCGCACCCCGGCGGACGCACACGCATGGCCGATAGGCATACCACGTGATATTAACTCTAGGACAACGTCCATGCGCCCCAAGAACTCTTGTGGCAACTTGGACCCTGGTGGGTGCAACCTTTCTAAGTCTAAACTAGGGTTCATTTTGTGCCGCCAGCCCCCATAACCCTACAATCGTGTAGCACGACACAATATCGACGCAACCGACGATAAAGAAACCGGCTCCAACCTTGTACTTGAGATATATCCCAAGCCACATGAGTAGCGCCGACGAAATAAGAGACACGTAGGATAACTTTTCTGCCCACGGCTTCATTCGGCACACTCCGCTTGCAAGTCTGCAATTATTTCCCCGAGCACGGTTGCCCGAATTGCCGCCGCATCTCTTACGTATTTCGGGATAGGAACCGGCCCCTCTTCTATGTTCCATTTCCTATGGGTTGCTAATGACTCCGCGCAAGCATCGAAATACAAATCGGACAACTTCTTAATGTAATTCTGAATTTTCTCTTCCATTTTTCAATATCCTTTCCAAGTCTTCCCGAACCATATCGCAGATATGTGCCTGACCCATAGAAATCCCAAACATAAGATCGTCGGCAGGATTCTGTTTTTTCGTAATCCCGTGGAGGAACTTCATTTTTGCGATTAAATTCTCTATTTCCTTTTCCATACATGATTATGCAACATGAGAACACGAATCTTGAAGAAAACGAAGAAAAAAACTTGACAGATCGGGTACGCTAGATCGGTTCCACGCTCCCCTGATAGCAAGAGCGAGACGCCCTGAGACAACGAAACTTGGAAAGACGCAAGAAGAGAACCCGTCCTAAAGAGAATAACGAATTACTCTTATTGGTTCTGTCTCCCAAAATGAATCACGATTAACTTACCTGCGCTACTCTTAATTAGGATGGAGTGATAACCTCGTAATAATACTAGGTAACTAATCTGTAAATCTATTGCTTTTCTAAATCTGGATCGGTGTTTGGAACTGAAATTGGAAATTGGTTTGGTTTTTCATTGAATGACCTATAGGCCCCTCCCCAAAATCGCTCCACTGTTACCCTCCCCCTGGGGTGTTTCATATGTGAACGGGTGAAAATGTGTAGGGGTAGCTGATACTTTGCGCTTGCTTTCGCCTTCATTCGGCTCGGCGGAGACTGTACTTTGGGGTGAATCGAGCACGATGCAAGTGAGAATTGAGGTGATAACGCAAGCTCGACGGCATCCGAGAGGTAGGAACTGGCTAAAATGGGTATTTGACAAGCTATCACTGTATATGATATGCTATCTAGGATGATTACTTTACTGTCGTGTGTGGTGCTGGGCCTCGCCGTTGGCGTGGGGCTTGCACTCTTGGTTACATCTGTCGAGGACTCATGGGAATGAGCCGCAAGCATTACATTTTGATTGCTCAAGCTATCGGCTCTATTGCTCGCCTCTCTCCTTCTCATGCGTCGGCTATGCTCGTTCTCGTGGACGTACTTTGCATTCAATTCAAGGCCGGTAACGCAAGATTTAATGAATCTCTCTTCCGTAAGGCATCGGGAGTAGATAGGGTTTAACTGTTCGTCGTGGTTTGTCCGGGGAAGGGCGCGAACCCTCGGAGACGTTAGCGCAAGGGAAACAAAAATGTCTGAATTAAGAGACCGCGAACTAATGTTTGCGGACGTTTTATACGTGCAGTGCGAAGGCGACTTATTAGTGCCTGCTGACAGGTACTACTCTGGTGAAGCTCTAGTTGAGTGGCTAAGAGGCTGTGCAATGGCTCCTGCATTCGCATCTTATTGCGACCAGAGTCTAGGAGTGAAACATACCGGGGTATCGGGGGTTCTACATTTTTTCGCTGATACCGGTACATTGCGAGCATGTGATTATCCGGAACCGTTGCCGTTTGTGGCGACGCTCGAAGGTTGGGAAGTGTTCAAGTCTGGGGTACGTCAATTCTGCGACGGGATGACAGACGAAGAGACTAATCGGGAGTTGCATCTGGTTTCTGCGTACTTTGTTGAGAGAATGCGTAGAACTACGGGGAGTTCGATCACGCAGGAGGATATTTGCCCTTGCATTGACTGCACTAGGCAGAATATGCGCCGTCGTCAATACCGAAGGCGTCTAACTCGTAACTTGTTAGGTATGCGGGTCTACCGTAACCGGGATCGTGCGGAAAGGCTGATAATGACGTTTTGGGGCAATTATCGCTTTCATAGGCGACATGCGCTCATAGTGGACTTCTTGGAGCAGAGTGCGAATGTCGTGGACTGTCGTCCATTCGAGTGTTACCTATGGAAAGCTGAGGCGGTTGACGTATACGTTGACGGGGGATTTGTCTGGTTACCGCTTACTCCTACTAACCGACAAGTCCGGGACATTCAGTCATATTACTCGGAACTGGGCTTAGAGGTATGGTGGAGTGCGGGCGGCGGGTGGGTTGTTGAACCACGCCACGATGAGGATGATGAGAACGACGACGATGATAACCAATCTAACTACATTCCTGATTATCATTCCGTCTCTCGACCATGGCGCAGGCGAACTATTCAACCGTACGAAATGGGGATCGAGGTGGAAGCATTCTGCTATGAGCGGGGCGCATTGGCGGCTGATGTTTGCATGATCACGTCGGCATTTGATGAGACTTGCTTCGCTGAGCGCGACGGGTCATTGGACAGCTCATACGGTATCGAATCGGTTACACCGCCCACTTACCTTGAGGATGCTAAGCGGTTAGCGGTTGAACTGTCTGAGGCTTTGCGCACTCATGATGCCAAGGTTCCTAACAATGAATACGGGTTGCACGTATCAATATGCACTCATGAGTGGTCCATCTTGCATCTTGGTAAGTTTGAGGCATTTCTGAATGTCAACCAAGACGTGTGTGAATTGATCGCGCGGCGTGCACGCAACCATTGGTGCCAACCGGTAGAAGGGGGTTTCACTGGGCGCATTAAAAGGTTCAAACGACATAGCAGATTTGACCGGTCACGCGGACATGGCATGATGCGGGAGGTACTGTCGTCAACGTCGGGGCATTATGATCTAGTTCAACTAGGCGCAAGTGGTCGTGCTGAGGTTCGTATGTTTCGGTCATCAACTAAAGCTATCAACCTTGTCGGCGCTATCGAATTTGTTCACGCGGTTGCCTCTTACACTCGCGATTGCTCTGTAAGTCAAACCGCTGACGGCGGGGTATGTGATTTACCGGCGTTTTGGCGTTTCTGCTGGGAGCGTCGCAAGCGGGATTATCCTAACCTATTCAAATATGCCTTGGAGTGTGGGGTAGACACCTCGCTCCCTATTCGTAATGATCGCCTTGAAAAGATTCAAAAATCTGGAGTTGTTGCCTAAAATGTGTTTAATCATTTCTTCTCAGCCTATCGAAGTTGCTGGTAAGCCTTGCGTATCTCTGGAGACTATTAAGTCGGCTATTGCGGCCAATCCTCATGGTGTCGGCGTGGCGTGGGCCGATGGTCGCGTGCACGTGAAAAGATGGGTGCGCGCTAACGCTGAAACGGTACATAAGCTAATTACTGCATTGCATGAGGAGGGTAACGCTTGGACATTTCATACTCGCTTTGCGACTCATGGGACGGTCAATGAGGCTAATACGCATCCAGTGCAACTATCTGATGAGGTTGTATTGTCACATAACGGCATTCTGAATGGGTACGGCTCTACTGAGGTATCCGATACTCGCGAGTTTTGCCGAGTTCACTTGCGCGGTATTCGTGCTGATGCGGTCCACGATCCTGAGACTATCGAACGGTTAGAACGTATGGGTGTGATGCGTGGCTCTAAGTTCGCCATACTCTCGCACGATGGCCGTATCTCTCATGTCAATAAGGATGCCGGTTATAAGTGCGACCTTACCGGGTGTTGGTTCTCCGCGTATGGTTACGCATATGGGCAAGAGTATGATGCTTTCGACTATGGGTGGAATCATTCGTCTAGCACATCTATTTCATCGCGTGTCAACACCTCATGCGCCGCCCGTAGGCTCGTGACTAAGCATTACAAAGCTGAGGATATTCTTAGTGCCGCAGAGTGGGCGCGTATTAAGTCAGGAGAGATAACACTGGACCTTGCCTGTGAGTGGGCGGCTGATGATTATTTATTAGACTATGACCCATTGACGGGGTTATTCGTAGACCGTTACTGGGACTGGGATAACATATCCGCGACCGGCACCACCATTAACCGCTACTTGGAAGATAAAGCCTCTGAGAGCCTGAGGGCGCCGCAGGAGCAGTCTTCTGACTCATTACCTCCTCTTGAGGACGGTTATATTCTCGTTGCGGCGAATTCGCCATTGGTACCGGTGCCTCTGGAGTGGAAATTTACTGGCCCCGCGTTTACTCAGTGGTACGCCTCCACCGCTTCCGGTGGCATGACGTGCAAGCAACTATATGAGGCATCCGGGGCGCGTTACGCAATGCCCTGCCAGTCGGCCTCTGCACTTGTCAAGAGTAGTTAACTATCGGTCGTTTCTCCCCTCGGTTTTGGCTGAGGGGATTTTTAGGTACCTAGTCTCTGGTGCGGACTAGGTTAAGGTGAATAAGTGAAAATAAGAAGTTCAGTATTGGAACGTATACCCCCATTTAGTTGCCGGGTTCGGACTCTTGAACGTCGAGTTGATGAGGCTTGCAAAGCGTATGTACTCACGCGGTCGCGGTACCTCCAAGCAATAGCTAAAGGTGAGAATACGGCGGCGTTGCGTCAGGCAATGGACGTCGCGGCGTATATGTTGGTGATTCGCAAGAAGTCCCTGCGCTCTACGCGAGAACGCTTGAGGTGGTGGTGAATTGGCGAACGGTCATTTATGCCCTATGGTTGGCGTTTCTGGCATTTCTATTGATGGTGATAGTCAACCGGTTACTTGCGGCT